GCAATGGCGATCCCCACGCCCGGCACGCGCTTCACGCCCGGGCCGCGGATGTTCTCGATCTCGACGACGGCGCGCATCATGCGGTCGAACGTCGCGCGAGACAGGACGATCGTCTCGTTGCTGTTGCTGGGCATTTACAGTCCGAGGGCGAGGAATGGTTGGGTGGTGCGCTCTTTGAAGACGAGGACGTAACCGATGTCCCCGCTGGAGTGTTCGGTCGCGTAGTAGCCGGGGATGGATGGGTTGACGACGGGGCTGGCTGGGTCGCCAGCGGAGTTGAGGACTTTCAAGGTTGTATCGACGGGCTTGCCGGTGGAATCGAGCAACACATCGTCGCTCACGGGGTCGCCGTTGCTGTAGCAGATTTGACCGCGCTTCGAGCCGCCCGAGCCGGAATACCACCCGTTGCGGCCCTTGTCGATCAGTCGATTTTGAAACGGGTGGGGATTGCTTCGGTCAAATTCAAACTCGTAGCGGATGAGAAGTTTCGAGGAATCCAGCGGAAACTTTCCAACCGGCTCGATGCAATGGCATAGGACCTGGTTGGGCTGGAAGGTCAGAGGCCCGAGCGTGAGCACGTCGGAGTTGACCGAGTTCTCATAGACGTCGGCGATCGCCAGATTCCAGAACGCCTCGTAACGCTCGACGGACATATACCGGGTTGTGCGCGGCGATTCGGAATTTGGGGAGAAGGGGTCGCCGGCGGAGTTGATGTATGGGATGCCGAGCCGATCTTTATCGACCGGGACGCTCTTGATCGATCGGCTGAACTCAACCTGGGGTGTAAGCGATATCGCATCGTCGCTGTTTTGGATAACCCATTTGCCATTGGGCGGGATGCCGAAGATGGCACCGAAGCGGTGATAGTACGGGCCAAGCTGTTCGATCAAGCGGATGGCGCTGCATAACAGGGCCGAACTGTCGGTCCCATACGGCTGGTTGATGTCCAGGCCGGTCGAATCCTTGACCGCCTGCTCGGCATCCTTAGCGCTGGTCGCGCCGGACACGTCGAAATAGCGCGCGGCGGTTCGCCCGGTTTGGGATAGATCCCACTGGACGCCTTTCCATGATTCAGTGACGACTGCGGGCATGATTTACATCTTGACTAAGGTGCCGAGAGAGGGATTTTGCTGCAACAGCCCCAGCATCTTGTCGAGGATGTCGGTCGCCTTCTTGGTCTGCTCGGTTGAGATTTTCGAGTTGGCGGCCATAACGCTCATCGGGTCGGCGGCGTGAGTTGTGGCGGCCTCGACCAGCCCGGTTAAGCCGCCGGCACTCGTCGCGGTTGCCGTTCCGGTGCGCGGCGTGCGAATGGCCTCGCGGATGGCGCGCTGTTCGCCACCAGCAAGACCGGAGAGCAAATCTTTTGCCTGGGCCTTCTGATCCTCGGTGGCATTCTCATCATTGATGATCTTCAGAAGCTCCTTGCGCTTCTGGTTGTATTGCTCGGCGACGGCGAGCTTCTTCTCCTGAATCTTGGAGATCCCGCCCTCATGCATCAGGTTGTCGATGGTCATTTTTTCGAGTTGGGCACCGACATCAAGCTGGTGGTCGGCTTCCCGCCGCTTCTCCTCGCCCTGCTTCTTCAGGCCCTCGGTGAGATTGGTCCCGAGCCGGTGCTGAAGTTCGTTCATGCGTAACGCGAAATCCGCCTGCTGTTTTTTTTCCTCGCCCTGCTCCTTCAGCAATCGATCACTTTCCTTCGCGGCACGTTCTGATTCCTCGCGATCGTTACGCTGAAGCTCCTTCTGTTTGTCTTCTTCGATCTGGGATAAAGCTGAGTTTTTGCCATGCTCCAGCGCGGCGATATTGCCCTTTGCTGACTGGATGCGCGATTCGGCCTGCGCATGGAGGATGGGATCGGTTTTCACGTTCGCGAACGCCCCCTCCTCTTTTGCTTTGACATTTTCCAGCGCCTGCTGCGCTTGGGCCAGCTCCGCCTTTTGTTTCACAAGCTCAGAATCGAACTTCTTTTGTATTTCCTCTTTTGCCTCCTCAGAACGCTTCTCCGCTCGCCTTCGGCCTTTATCGAATTCGTCAACGCCATCATCCTCACCGACGGCCGTCCGATTGCGATGAGCAATCCCGATGATCTCCTTGATGCCCTCAAAGCTCTTTTCCGCGGCTTCAGCCTCAGCCTTAAAAATCGTGGCCTGCGCCGTGATGCCCGACATCGACTCGGCTATGTCGTAGACGCCCTTGTAGATGTTACCGACGATCGGAACTGATTTGATGAACGATTCGGATAGTTCATCTGCTTTGGATTTCCCTTCAGCGATTTGCTCTGTCGTGCTTTTTATGCTTTCGCCAAGGTCGGCGAAAAGATGAGCGCCGAGCCCAACCGCCAGCAACGGCCCGGCCCCCTCCAGGGCGTGAAGAATATGGGCGCTAAATGAACTTCTCCCGAATTTTTCGCTCAACCCTTCGAGCAACCCCTCGCCTGCATCATGCCCGACGCCCCGCGCATGATCCTTCATCGCATCGAGTCGTTTCTCGAACTGCTGAATCCCCGGGCTCGACTCATCCGTCGCGGTGATGAGCGCCTTCACCTCTTTGACGATTACCGTATCAGCCATTGAGCTTTATTTTCCAGAGGGCGATTTCGTTCCAGACGAAACGAGCGGCGGAAACGAACCAATGGGCTTGATCGAGCACGCCGCCGGCGATCGGCCAGTGACCTTTCTCGGCCAACTCGGCGAACTCGATGACGGTCCATATTTCATCGGGGATCAGAAGGCGGGGGCAGACATTGATCGTGATCGTGTTGCCGCCGACTTCCATCTCGATCGGCTCGCGCGGGCTGAAATGTCCGAGGCATTCCCCCGTCCGTGGATCGTGCTTATCAATCCCGCCATAGCGCACGGCTACGGCGAGACGGAGTTTTTTATCTCTTCCTCCGACATCTCGTTTTCGTTTGCAATGCCGTAGAGCACTTCCCAGCGTTCGCCGTTGGTCAGGGCTTTCGCCGGGTCCGTGCCGAGCAGGTCGTCGAGGGTCAGGTCACCCATGCCCGCGACGCCGGCAACAACCGAGCGGATCAGTTCTGAGCGGGCGGCATCGACGGCATCGGCTGGGCCAGCGCGAAGTTCGGCGGCCTTCTTGATGATCTCCGCCCGCCTTTCGGTCGTGATGAAACGCCCAATGAAGTACGGGCGCTTGGCCGGCGGAATGTTCCGGTCGCCGTTGAGGGAGAATTTGAAAGTCTTGTCGGGTCTGAGGCAAACGGGCATGGCGATGATCCTTATGCGAAGGTGAGAGTCAGGTTGTCCCCATTGATGTTGAACTCCAGGCCATCGACCATCAGGCCGTTTCGATCGGCGATTTCGGGGATCTTGGCAAGCTGCAATCGCGTGCTGGCGAAGGTGAACATATTGCCAGAGCTTCCGACGGCCGCCGACAGGGCATATTCCGTGCTGGCCAGATACGCCGCGAAGGGATCGAACGTCGCCAGCGCCAGCGACTCAGGGCTCACAGTGACCTTGGCCTTGCGGTCAGTGATCCAGGCCGATCGGTAGCCGCTGGATGCGCTCACATCCTCGCGCATGATGACGGTGTTGCCCACGGCGATCTTGAGTTGCGGGAATCGGTATTGTGTTCCGCCGATTGTGACGGTTGAACTGACCGCCCGCGGCGGGACAACGGTCGGATAGGTCGGGCTGATCAGCGCGGTGTCATCCGGCGCGATCCACGAGCCGGTGAAGGTCCACTCGCAGGCGACGGGCCCGCCATTAGCGATCGTCACATCAACCGTGCCCATTGCGCCGGCCAGGCGGAATCGGCGACCATCATAGAATCCACCAAGGGTGATCGACTGGTTGACGGTCGCATCGGCGGTATAGACGCTGCCAGAGGCGGTGAATCCGCAGGCCTTCCAAAGCTGGGCATGGTTGCCCGAGCCCGATCCGGTTCCCGACAGATAACTCTTAAAGGTGATCGTTCCCTTGGCCGCGCCGGGGATGCCGGTGGTCGTGCCGAAGCCGCCCTGCAACGGGCGCTCGAGCAATGGGATGTCGCCGACAGGCTTCAGGTCGTAGATGTTGAATTGCCCGGCGCTGGCATCAACCGTCGCCGGCGTCCCGGTCGTCGATTCCAGGGCAGCGGCCATGATCCGGCGCCGCGAGAGTTTCACTGTATCGAGTGCCATTGTTGTGTCCTTTCAATCAAATGCTGAATCGATCGCCGTACAGGGTGCGAATGTGACAGGCGACGTTGACGCAGATGCCAACGAGCTGATCGTCCTGATAGAGGTATCCCGGTGCCCGGGCGACGGTTTGTTGGGCATAACCGCTGCGAGCCCATGAGGGGAAATCATTCCGCGCGTCGTCGGTCGTCAGAACCTTCAGGATGTCCGCATTGGCCATGTTCAACCGCAGGTCGATCGGGTTGCTCGACTTGTCGGAGTTGAGCGCGAAATACCAGATTTCAAACGGCTGCCAGACTTCCTCGTGACCGAGCGCGGCTTGATCAAGGGGGATCTGCTCGGGCTCGACCTGAATAAGTATCGCCTTTTCGTCGATCGGCTTGGCACCGAGCCGGTTTTGCCGCTCGATCGCGTTGACCTGGCCGACGACCTCGACGGAATCAACATCGACGTGGTATCCATTGTCCAGCTCGACCTCGGCCACGGCCTGGCTGATGTCGATCGCCACAAGTTCGACGATGGGTTTGCTGTAGGTCGGCATTTACTGCGCCGCGTACTTCGCGAGGAAGCGGTCGGTTTGCTGGTCGATGTTTTTGATCAGGACATCGGCGGCATCCGCGCAGGTCGCATCGAAGATGCTTCCCTTGCCCTCCCCATCCGGAGAATTAGCGAAGACGCCGACGGCGGTAGGGCCGCGTTCCTCGTAAATCGGCAACCGCTTGGCGCCGGCGACCTCGCGCGATTTGGTTCCGCGGTGGAATATCCCGACGTGGCCGGACTTCATCACCGCGACGAATGAATGCTCATGCCGCTCCATGCCGCGCCCGCGTCGGACCTTGACCTTGATTCCGCCCGGCCACTGGAGCGAAGCTCGCATCGCCTGGCGGCTGGTTAGGTATTCGAATAGTGGGACGCCCTTTCGCTTCGTGGTGACAAGGGCCTGCGCGCCTTTTTCATCGTCGGCAACCTTGCTGATGAATTGATCCTTGATCTCACCGATGCGCAGGTTGATCGTTTTTGCGATTTGTCGCGAACCGCGCGCAATGTAGGTCGTCACCGTGCGTTTGACGGCAGCCCGCAGTGCCGGCCGCACATCCTCGGGACGGAGTGCGCCTTTAAGTCGGCTGACTGCGATATCAACGGAGGTTTTCATGTCAGTCTGCGGCAACCATCGTGCGGAGCTTGATCGATGCGGTATTGGCTTTGGCGTAGTAGATCGCGGAGGGGTCGAGTCGCAGCGGGTAGCACTCGCCGGCCTTGACCTTGGCGAACGGCTTGATGTTGCCGGTCGATGCGAAGATTCCAATCTGGACGTAGTTCGTTACGTCGAGATTTCGGAAGCATCCAACGCCGTAGCTTGCGACCTCCGCCGCGATGTTGATGGCCGTCCACGAGGTCGGGATCGTTTGCGTCTGGTCGGATAGCGCCTGCGTCGATTGGTCGATGACCTGGTTTGGCGGATTGATCTGGCTCTGAAGGTTGCCGTTTTTTACCGCCAGATTCACGAGCAGATTGATTTCTTTTGACATCGTTTGACCTCAACGGAATCGAATATGCCACATCGACGGCGTGGAATCGGGCAGGACCTCGGCAATCATCTGATCTTCCGGGGTGAATCCTTGTCGCCTGGCGAATTTCACCTTGTCGCCGCCCGTGTCGATCGTCGCCGCGCCTTCGATCGGGTCGGTTGACAGCCAGCCGGTTGTCATCGGTGCGATATCTCCACGCTGCCCCTGCGGGCCGAATTTCTGCCAGTGTTCACGCTCGATCACCATGCGAATCCGGCGCGGACGGCCGGACAGCGGGATGTAATGCACGTACTCCGCAAATGCGGCGGTGCTGAGAAAGGCATCGGCGTTATCAAAGTCGAGCATGGGTCAGACGAAATTGACGTGCAGGGGATCGGGCTCCAGCAGATACGAAATCACCCGGTTCTCATTGTTGAACATGCACCGCTCGCAGCCGCGCGCGTCGAAGTTGTCGAAGTCCTCGCGCTTTTCCTGTGACTCCCAAAGCTGGCGGAAGGTCTGATTCTTGAGGCTCCCGATCACGCCCCGCTCGTTGTAGGCCGTTGTGCAGCAGCGGTAGACGTTCAAGTCGCCGCCGATATAGGTGCTGAAGTTCATGTACCCGCACGCCCGATAGTCGGGAGACCGCGCTTTCAGGTCCGACAGCCGCACGCCGAAGTTGTTGACCACTCGGAAGGTGTCCGTCGTCATGCCTTCAGCTTCTTGGCAGATCGCAGCCGCGCCAGCATGGAAATCAGAGAAGTACAGATCATTGTCCTGCTGAAAGACGGCGCTGAGCCGGATGTTGTTCGCGCCCGCCTCTTTCGCCCGCGCGGTGCAAAGCAGGACCTCTTTCCAGTTCTCGCGTGTGACGACAAAGCCGACGCCGACGATCAGCTTTGACCTGGCCGCATCGCGGGCCTCGCAGAGCCGCTTGATGTTAGACCATGCCCGGATGAAATATGCCTCGGGGACTTCGCGCATCTTCGCGTAGGTATGCGGCAACCCACTGTCGATCGAGACACGCGCCCAGGCGGCCCGGGCAAGAATCTCCGGTACGCCTTCGCGCATCACCACGCCATTGGTGACCAGTCCAAGGTCAAGCCCGCGGTCGAGAATCGCCTGGAAGATCGTCGCATGATCGGGATGGACAGTCGGCTCACCGCCGCCGGTGATCTGGACCGCCTTGATGCCCATCGCCTTGAAGTCGTCGAGGATTTCGATGCACTTAGCCATCGGGATCATCCGTTTGGGGTTGGCGTTGGACGATCCGTCGGGCTGGATGACTTTGAAAAGCTGATTCGTGGTATAGCCATCCATCCGGTAGCTGCAAAAACTGCAATTCTCGTTGCAGAAGTCGCTGATGATCAGATGGGCCTGAACCGGAACAGGCTGGCTGCCCGCGCGCAGGATCGACAACCTGTGCGGATGGTGCGCGGCCTTCATTGGGGTATAGGGGGATGCGCTCATGCTTCAGCTTTCCAGCGGTCAACAACCTTCTGGCAGGCGCCGCGCCAATCGCTCGATTTCAGGCCACGAGGACCGCCGGCATTGCCGAGGTTGCGGCGGATCAGCACCAGGGGCTGCGCAACTTTGGTCCACTTCCGGCCGTTGAGGGCGCGGAGGTAAAAATCAAAGTCCTCGGCCTGATCCATGTCCTCATTGAACTTCACGGCGTTGGCGACGTCGGCGCGGATGAAGCACCCCATCGAAAGCGTACCGCGCGCGCCGTATTCCAGCAGCTTGTCCCAATCCAGCGGGTAGCGGTTCTCGCCGATGATGCCGTGCCGATCGGTTTCAATGGCCCCGAAGACGGCCTGAACCAAGGGGTCCAAAACGCGAGCCTGCTCAAACGAGTGAAACGCTGACGGATTGCAGAGGTCGTCGGCGTCGATGAAGAAAAACCAGTCCGCGTCACGATTGGCCTCAACCGCCATGTTGCGAGTCCGCGAGCGACCGAGACGGCCTTCGGAATCATCGGGCATGGCGTGCACCATGCTTTTGAATGGCGTCCGGTAGCTTTCCCATGCCTCGGCGACGCTGCGGGCGCATTCGAGACTCAATTCCCGATGTCCGGGGCCGACGGGCGTTACGACGCAGAGCCGCATTTGCGCCTTTCGATTGCTTCCGCCCGCCACTTCCCGGCGTCGTATCGCTCTGGATGCCTGCGAGCCGTGCACCAGGCCCCGACGCGGTAATCACAGAGCATCACGTCCACGTAGTCGATCGACTTGCGCGACGCGACGCAGGATTCCTCGACCCGCGTCCAGTTGTCGTAATCGTGAGCTGTGCCGCCGCGGTGGTCGTGCCAAAACTCGGCGCGAATCAGGAATGAAGGCCCGAAATAGCTATTTTCCGTCCCGATCAGGCTGCCGGCGGGATAATCCGGGCGAACCTCGTAGGTTTTGGCCCCCTCAATCCGGCGGTATGCCGAATAGACCGCGCCGGCCTTGGGATGCGCCCGGAGATACCATTCCAGCGTCTCCAGCCAGCTCGGGTGCATCACATTGTCTGAACTGACCCATGTAATCAGATCCCCGGGCTCTTTTCTGGCCAGCGTGGCAGCCATCGTTATGGCCGCCGCCGTCCCGAGGTTGTCTTTGTGGTGCACGACCTCGCAGCCGAACTTTTCGAGGATGGCCGCGGTGCCGTCCGTGCTGGCGTCGTTACAGGCGACGACCTTGAAATCCTTGAAGGTCTGCGCCTTGAGACCGGCGAGAGCATCGGGCAGAAACGATGCCTGGTTGTAGGTTGGGAGAAGAACGGAAATCATACCAAGTTCGCCAATCGGCGCGACGCCTGAAGATGCTCGATCACCGGCGGCCCCATCGTTGGATCATCAAAGACGGAGCAGTACGGCGCCGGCAGCCGGTAGACATTGAAAGCCTGCTCGCGCAGGATGTTTTGCAGCGTGATTTGGTCCCAATCGTCAGGTTGTTTCTTGCACCCATCGCACCACAGATCGAGCAGCCGCCGCGCATCCGCTGTCGCGCCCATGTAGACCGTGCCCGAGAGCAGTTCCCCGCCGTTTCGGTAATGACAGGCGATATCCACGTCCGGCGCGATCAGTTCGAAGGCAATCGGCTTGCGCCGGACCCGCGCGTCGGCGTCGATGTAGACCAGCGGCCTTCCGTCGTGTTTCAGGTGCAGTTTGCGGATGACTTCCGGCTTGCGGGCGCAGTTTCGAACCCACGATCTGGAGTTGGGGACGCCGACAAACTCATGCTCCAAGCCGAAGGCGTCGAGCGTCTTCATGCACTCGACGGCCTCCATCTGGTAGGGCGTTCCGATCGTGAAATAGCCGATGTAGAGGGGAATCACATTCTCACCAGTTCGATTTGCTTCTCCGCCAGCTCCGCCGCGACCTCCCCGAACTTCCTGGCCTCCTGCTCCCACCGCGCCGGCTCGCGCGAGGTTCCCGCGCGCCCCGCCGCGTCGATTTCGCCCGACCAATCCGCGCCGAAAACCTCAATCCGGCTGGCATTGCATCGAAACGCCGCATAGGCCACGGCCGCGACCCAGCTTTGGAAATTCACATCAATGGCCTTGAACATGCCGCGAAAGGCATCGGTCGTCATCACGGGGCCGCGCCACATCGCGCACCCAACATCGAGCCAGTCGCGGATTGTCGTCTGCGTCGTCAGCCAGATCGGGTTGCCCTTGATGATCGGCTGGATTTCCTTCATCAGCGGGAAATCCAATGCGGCCAGCACGTCGCAGGGAAAGAGAACCGCCGCCCGGTTTATGCAGATCGTGAACTTTGAGGCATCGTGCACGTGATCGCGCAGCGACGGGCCGGGGCAAAGGATTCTGACGATCATGGAAAGAAACCGCGCCGCCTTTCGACGGCGAGGTTTTGTAAGTGATTGGAAACTTGATCGATCAGGTATTCGCGCCGGTGAGAAGGTAGCCCATCGCGGAGTAGATGATCGATTCCTGGACCTGCTGGCGAACGCGGATGACGTTGCTGCGGATCGGCTCGTCGCGGTAGGACTCGACCGTCCCGCCGATGTTTGAGCCATCACCGCCCCAGTGGAAGGTCCTGCCGACGCATGGCTCTTTGAAATCATCCGTCTTGCCGACCACGTAGACGCCAACCGTGCCGGACGGCCAGACCTGGGTAAGCGTAACCGCCGCCCCGTCATTGCCGGAATTGCGCTGCGTACCGCACACCAAAACCCGCTCCACGTCCCAAAGCTGGGCGAGGATGTTGGTCGTGATGTTCTTGGGGTCATCGATGCCGCTGTACTTCACGCGGTCGATGATGTTGGTCGCCTGCCTGACGTTGCGGAAGGCAACCCAATCCATCACGACCACATTCGGACGCAGGCCCGCATGGGTGTAGATGTATTGCATCGCCACTTCAATATCGACCGTCGGAGTGGATGAGGCGAGCGTCTTCCACGAAACCGCGACGCTGGTGTTCGTGAAGGTGCTCGTGTTCGTCAGAAGGTCAATGCCGCGTTTCTCGGCGGCGCGCAGGACCTTATCGCGAGCCCGCAATGCCGCCTTTTGCTCGGCGTCGAGGTAGTTCGCGTAAAGCTGCGCCTCATTGTCGTCAACCGGCTCCTCAAAGCCGTATTCCTGGGTCGCGAACGTCCCCGGCTTGAAGGTGTATCGCTGCCGGTTGTAGTTCGCGCCCGGGGACCGAAGCGTATTCGAGTCCGAGAGCAACTGTTCGATCGGGATGATGCCATAATTCCCGGCGGCCTGTTGCGTTTCGATCGCCGGCAAAATGTCGTGCATCACGAAACCGGCCTGGCTCATCGCCAGGTCGTATTGCTCGAAACTCCGCGCCAGATCAGGCCGCAGTGTTACGAGTGCTTGTGAGGGGGAAGGCATGTCATATTCCTTTCAGGTTTGAAAATGAAACACTCAGAACTGCGGGGGATCAGTTCGTGCGCAGGACTTCAATGATGTCGCCATCGGCCGCCGCTGCGTTCAGCGCAATGCCGATGACGCTGGCGCCGCTGGTTGTGGCGCCGCCCACCTTGCCGGCAGCGGCAGAGTAGACGGTTCCACCGGCGGCAATCACGCCGTTGGCGACCATCGGCATCGTGCCTTCGACAGTGCGGAGGATGACATCGACGCCAGCCGCATTGGCCACCGCGAAGTCACGAACGACGCCAAGCTCCAGATCGGCAGCGTTGGCGACGACCAGACCCGTGATGGTCTTGACGCGCATGTACTTGCTGATGTTCGAAGCGCCAACCGGAAATGCCCGATTGCCGCCGTGTACGTATTGTCCCATGACAATTTCCTTTCAGGTTGTGTTGAGTGGAGAGAACGGGAGGGAAAGATCAGGCGGCCTTTGTGGCCTTCGCGTTCGCCGCCGCCAGATATTCGGCGTAGAGCGCCGGGTCTGCCTTGGCGACGTGGTTGACCGCCTTGGCGTCAGTCATTCCGCCCTTAACGGCTTCGGCCACCTTATCGTTGAACACTTTGACCGGATCGGCCTGACTCGCAGCCGCCTGCGTCGTGCCGGTGATCGGATCGGCGCCGCGATTGGCCTTCATCTTCGCGATGTCGGCGGTTGCCGTCGCGAGGGCCTCGTTCTTGGCCTTGAGTTCGCCAGCCAGCACATCGGCCAGCTCGCCCTTGGCGGTGAGGACATCGTTGCCCTTGGAGAATTGCGCGATGACGAAATCAGCGCGCCCGGGGAACGCGGATTGAAGTTCGGTGAACTTCGCCCGCGCGTCAGCGAGGCCCTGAGCCGCGCCGGCCTTGAAGCCCTTGGCGTGGATATCCTTGACCGTCTGGTCTTCGGGATTCTCCGCCGCAAAGGCTTTGAATTGATCGGCATTCATGGAATGTATCCTTTCTAAGATTGAATCGAATGAGGAAATGCCATCGATCAGCCGCATGTCTTTCGCGGTCGAGGCAACGTGCGCTCGGCCGTCTGCGACTGATTCAAGCTGTTTGGGAGTCATCCCTCGCCCACTGGCAACAGCGTCCAGAAAGGGCAGGTTCATTTCGTTCACGAGTCGTTGAGCTTCGGCGACATGCTCGTCGGTGATCGGAGTCCCCTCGGCGCCCATCCCTTTGTACTTCCCGGTCGCGACGGGAATGACCTTGATGCCAGCCTGTTGGTAAGCGCCGGTCGTGTCCTTTAGAACAGACAGGACGCCGATGTTCCCGACCAAGGCGGTTTTGTTGGCGTAAATCGAATCAGCCTGCGAGGCAATCCAGTAGGCGGCGCTGCACCCCATGTCCTCGATGTAGGCGATGATCGGGCAATTTGTTCCGGCGACGCGAGCCACCTCACTGGCAAGCTCTTCGGTCCCCGCCACGGTTCCGCCCGGGCTGTCGATCGCCAGCATGATGCCTTTGATCTTCCCGCTGTCGTACATGGCCGCCGATTCGCGCACGGCCTTCTTGGCGTTGACCATCGACGTTCCGCCGAACATGCTCTGGAAGCTGGTCGGATATTTTGTCAGGGGGCCGCTGATTGGAATGACTGACACGCCATTTTTGATCGCATAGCCGGGATCGCGCGTCGGCTCTTCCTTCGCGGCCTTCGCATGCAGTGTGTTGATGTCCACCGCCTTGGCCTGCTCGACCATGCGGGCGAATGTCTCAGGCTCGATCGCCCAGGCGCCGAAGAGCTGGTCGGGGCGGAATTTGATCACTTGTTCGTCGGCACTGAGGGCAATGATTTGGCCTGGTTTTATTTCGGTCGTCTTCATGCTCATTCCTCGTTGGGATCAGTCTCGACCGGATCGTCTTCGGCGTCCTCTTCTTTTCCGTTGTCGGTTGGCGCGCCGGGCTTGGCTGGTGCGATTGGCTTGCCGTTGGCGTCGAGTTGCGGCAATGCGAGCGGGTCGCGGGTGTTGATGCTGCGCACGCTCGGCAGTTCGCGTTCGGCAATTTCCTCTTCCTCGCGCTGCCGCTGGTCGAGCACGTCTTCCAACTCTCGCCCATGGCTGGCAATGATGTTTTCGCGCGAGTCCAGATTGCCGTCGATCGCCATGAGGGCCGCCGCGATGTCCTTTTGCGGGTCAACCCACGCCCAGCCGGGCGGAATCCATGAGTGTTTCAGGGGGTCGGGGATGCCGGCGGGGACCTTTAACTCCCCTTCGTCGATCCATCGCTGGATGCGCCGCACGTAAATCGGGCGCAAAATGCGGTGGATAAACCGCTTTTGATGGGGCCGCGCCGCCCGCTGGAGCTGCAAAAGCGCCGCCCGGGCGCTGCTGTAGTTCGTGCGGCTGAAGTCCAGCAATAGGATTTCCAACGGCAAGCCGACGCAGATGCCGATCAGCCGCACGAAATTTGCCAGGAAGTCGCCGAATTGCTGCTGCGGCTGGGTCGGATTGACCGTCACAACCTCTTCGCCCGGGTTCAGGTAATGCACCATGCCCGGCTCCATGCTCTGGAGCTTCTGGCTGGTGTTCGTGCTGCTGGTTTGCGTACCGAGGGCGTTAAATCCTGTCGCCGCGCCGGCCTTCTTAATCAGCAGGGCCTGGCAGGCAGCGACGCGCCCGGCGACGACAACCGCATCGGCAAGTCCGTCGATCTGATCGAACTTGTCAAAGACAGGTGCATATGCCGGCTCGCCGCGCACTGCCGTTGCCCGCTTCATCCGAGGCAGCCAGCAGAAATCCTTCGCGTCGATCTTGGACTCCAGCCGCTTGCCGGTTGTCGGGGTGACCGTCAGGCAGTGATAGACGAGCGGACGGCCGTAATCATCGAATTCGATACCGTCCACCATCCTCGGATTGTTCAACTGGCCATATGGCGTATCGATCAGGTCGCCTTCGATGACCTGTAACGCCAAGTCGCCAGCGCCCTCGACCATCGCAACGCCAACATCACCATCCCGCAGCATTGATCGAAAGACGATCTGCTGAAGATCGGACATGTCCATCAACCCGCGGATCTCGGCCTCGTCGAACCATGCGACGAATTTCCGCCGCACTTCCTTGTTGAAGTCCTTATCCGGCGTTCCGGGGCACGGCAGGATTCCGGTGTAAATCACATTCTCGACCGCCCGATCGAGCATGGCGGTCGCCAGCACGTTGTTGCGCTCGAGGTCGCGGGCGCGATCGCGCATCCGCGTCAGGCGATAGCGATTGAGCGGGTGATTCCGCCCCGTGTACCCGATCGTCGTTGTCCACTGACTGGACATCCGATTCGCAACCGGGCCGCCATAGATCGCGCTGGCCTGCTCAATGGCCATGCGATTGGCGTAGCGGTGCGCAGCCCAGCCGGGCGCAACGTATTCGATTGCTCGATCAAGTTTGGTTTTTTCCACTGAGTTATGCCGGCGGATTGAAGTTGGCGAACGCGATCATGTTTCCCCCGTTGGCGGCCTCGATCACGCGACGCTCGAAAACTGCCAGCAGGTTGTTGAGTTCCGTCGCCGTCATGCGGTCCAAGGATCGCTCGCCAATCTTGTAGGACTTGGCGAAGAGGGAATCGACCAGAGCCCGGCGCAGGATGATCACGATATCGGCGTCGGTGAAGGTCTGGATGTCGGCGATGACAATTTCGTCGGCCATCAGAAACTCCTATACCGTGTGGCGTAACCAGCCTGGGCGGGTTCCTGCTCGACAGATGAAGCCGGCGGTGTCGATGGCGGATCGGCTGGCTTGCTCATCGACGCGCCGAGTTGCGAGGCGACGGCCGTTTCAATGGCGCTCGTATCCCACCAGTGATTTTTTGCACCGCTACTCTTTTCCTTCCATTCCATTCGCTTGGTCAACGGGTCAAGGATCTTGTGTTCTGATGCCATCTGGTTGCAGAACTCGTCGCCGATGTCGGTGTAGACCTGCCAGCGAAGCGGATCGGGGTCGCCGATCAGTCGGTCGAGCGTGTCTTTTGCCTGCATGGTGTTGATGTTCCAGACCACCACACCGCTGGCCCGCTCGATTTTCTGCTCGGCGATCGGACCGAAATACGTGCTCAGACCCTTGGAGATATGCACCCGCGCCGGGTCGCGCCGGGCGAACTCCGTAACCTCATCCTTCCGATATCCGCTGTCGATGATCTCGTAGGCGACATGGAGAGGCGCGGCGGCCTCACTGACAAACGGCACATCCGGGGAAAAGATATTGCGGTATGCCTCTTCCAGCGTAGCCGAAATGCCGACCATAATGCGCTTGCTCTTCAGTTCATAACCCCACGCCGAAACCGACCAGTAGCAGTGATCCTTTTGAACGTCGCAGGCTGCGAGCAGGATCACCGCCCAATCGGGAACAACGCGGGCCAATCCGGCGGCGCCGAGCTTGCGGGCCTGCTCAACCTTCTGTCGGATCGCCGACGGCTCGCGCTTGCTGATCTGCGTTTCGAATGGCTCGGCCAGACGCGAGTTGCGGAAGTGCATCGTCTTCGCGATATCGCCCTCCGCCCGGATGAACTCCGCCGCCATTTCGTGGAAGGTCCTCCAAGGGCTGTACAGGCTGGAAATGTGGAAGCCAACCCGCTTTGAGAACGCTTTGGGGCCGGTCGGTTTTCCGTCGTCGCCAACGCCCTGCTCTTCCTGCGCCCAGACGCCGCGATCGAGCATCTTCGGCTTGTGGCTGTTTTCGATTCGCCCGCGGCATTCAGGGTTGCCGCACTCGTACCAGGCGAGGCCGTCGCGCTCGATCTTGTCGGCGAGGATCAGCTTGTCCACGATCTCAGCGCCATCGTCTGAGGTCAGCTTCTTTGGCCATCGGACCTGCGGCCAGACGAGCCGCTGAAACTTCCCGCAGTGCGGACATGGCACGTAGAAATACCGCCGGTCACCACAGCCGTAGAAGTGGACGGCGATTGCCCCCTCGCGCGTCGTCGGCGTCGAGGTGATGTAATGGCGTTTGTGATGGCCATATGTGCCGGTTCGCTCTTTCCCGAGGCTGATCGGGTCGGACTCGCGACCGGCAAACGGCGGATACTTGTCCACCTCATCGAACCTGATATATCGGCAGGTCTTCGTCGCCAGGGATTGGGGCGAGCCCGCCCAGCCGGTATAGATGTCCATGGTGTCGAGCACGATCCTAGCCAGCGTGTTGTCGTGCGGGTTGCCTGTTGTGTGCTCTTTCAGGCAAGGCGTTTCAAGCAGAGGGCGAACGCGGTCCTTAATCTCCTCTTCTGCCGCCGCCTCAGAAGGCATGACCGTCAGGCAGTTGCCTGGGTCGTTGTCGATCCAGTAGCCGAGCAGGATTTGCCCAGCCGTCGTTCCGCCGACGCGGGTTGGTTTCATAAACACGATGTCCTCGACGCCCGGCTCGACAATCGCGTCAACGATTTCGCGCAGATACGGAGTTCGGGCAAATCGGAACTTGCCGGCCTCGGCGTTGCCTTTTGCCGGAAGGGAAAAACTCCGCTCGGCCCACTCAGATGGCTTGTATCGTTGTGGTGGGCGCAGAAATGTCGGCCACTTTTTCCGACAAGCCTGCAAGGCCGTTGAGGATTTCGTGCATGAATTGGTCAAGTATTGTCTGCTGTTCGTCTGGATCACGGCCCTGGATATGGGGAATTACCGCCGCCGGCAGCCCGAGACACCGATTGCGGATCGTTGTGCAGACCTCGCCGATGAGTATATTCACATCATCAACCGAGATCAGCTTGCCCTGTTCGCGCTGGCACTGAATCTTGTATTTTTGCGCGAGCCAATAGTCCTTATCGTTCTCCAAGTCCTCGCTGGTTTTTTGTTTCGGCGGCCGGCCCGGCTTCGTGCCGCGGCCGTTCTGGTTCAGCCATGCCTGGACCTCGCCGTCATTGAACCAGATGCGATTCTTCCGCTTCGTGTGTGGGCAACCCTGCTTCGCCCAATCCAAAACCGTCTCAAATTGGACGCTGAGGATCTCGCCAATTTCCTGCGACGACTGCTCACGCTTCAACGTCATGCTATAACTGCTTTTGCCGTAGTTATTTCTGTTACGACTCAATTCGTACTTGAAAAGCGCAAGTCGTTAACC